TCGAACCGTCAAAAGCATTTTTGCTATTGCCGATAGACGTAGAACCCGCCGTCTGAACGACGGCAGCATTCGCACCGAGAGCCGCTTGAGCGACGGTTTCATCGCTCTGCATCTTGAACAGTACCTCCGGGTCAACCAGGACGTAAGCTGCCGCATCGGAAGCCGATGTGGAAGCGGGCCATGTTTGATTGAAGGTCAACTGATTCGAGTTGGGATCGGTGTATTTGCATCCTAGAAAGATGCCAATGGGCGTCAAACTCGTGGTGCCGGCGTCTTTTTCAACCGTCCCAGCAGTCACTAATTTAACGAAATCCCCATTGAATATCGCGGTGCCGTAAGCACTAGCAATTTTGATGTGCTGAACTTTTCCCGTAAAGGAACCGCTCGCGCTCGTCGTATTGATAGGAACAGCACCATAAGGCGTGGCACTTGTTGCCATTTAAATTTCCTCCAATTCAGGAATATTTATGAGCCAACCAAGTAGTTAGCTCTTGCCAAAGGTGGTGCGCGAACTGCGCTCTGGTTGCATCAAAGGCATACGAGGATCGTTCTCACGCAGGTAGTTCCTATCCACCGACTCCATCTGTCGCTCGGCGACTTGTTGGAAATGCTCAGTGCGCCCCCGCATTTTTTCTTCAGGGGCTTTACACAGAAGCAATCCACCGACCTCGACGTTACCCTCGAAGTTGGAATTGATGTCGGATTGGATCATCAGCTCGGGATGGTCTTCAGACCTAACAGGCTCCCAACCTTCCCGAAACATCTGTGAAACATGCGTGTTATCAGATTCTCCCTTGATGCCGGTCCTGATCCATCGAAATACCCAGCCGTCCTGTGGGACGGGGTCGGGCAAAATCGAGGCAGGAACCCAGCGATCACTGGGGCGTTCCTCTTTTTCTCGTAACGTACTTTGACGTGGGATGCGCTCTTCATCAGACATTGCCAGTCTCCTTAGCAAGCTCGGCAGCATACTGTTGGGGGGTTATCCCAAGTTTCTTAGCGAGTGAAACTTGAGTGGACGTTAACTGCACTTTGCGTGGCCTTGCTCCATTATTCCTTGCGGAAGGAGCGACAACCGACGTAGCTCTCCGGGTCGTCGCAGGCGCGGGGAGTCCATCTCCGCTTTCATCCGACCAAGAGTAATCGGGGAAATGCTGACGCATTCCCGTATCGATGTACTGAAAATAATCCTCCGAATTCGGGACCAATTCATGGTCATTCAGCGCCTCCTCATGGAGGGCGTAAGCTGCCGCGCTCATGACCTTTTCGGTAGGATCACCGAACCAGTCATTGCGTTCAGCCCATGCTGCCGCTTTCGGATCAGGTTGCGCAGGCTGTTGTTGTGCCTGCTGTGCAGCCGCATACGCGGCTTGCTGCTGTTGGGCTACCTGCTGCTGATATGCCGCTTGTTGCTGCGCATACGCATTCTGGTCAGGTTGCTGCGGCAGGTTGCGTTCATAACGCTCTGCCTCATTTAATTCCGTCTGCGCCCGGAGTAAACCCTCTTGGGCTTCGACCACCTTATCGGTGTCACCCTCCTCATACGCCTGACGGTACGATGATTTAGCGCCCTCCAGAGAAAGTCGTGCTCGCTCCTTCACTTGCGAAATCAACGCGCCCTCACCCCGCTGGATGAGTGCCTCGTACTCCCGGTTTTTACCGGCCAACTGCTGGGCCACGTTGACCGCTTCTTCACGCATACGCTCCGCCGCTTCACGCTGGCGTCGCTCCTCATGCTGCTCGTAACGCAGCTTGTCGATGCGCTTACGGACTTTGTCGCTATATCCCTCCAGCTCTTCGTCAGCGATGTCACCATCACTGGCGTTCTCAGCGCGTGGAGGACGACGGTCCTCGGGCGGTCGGTCGTCTACAATCTCAATATCCAGATCAGAGGCTTCTTCAGCCTGATCCTGAGATTGCTGGCCTATCTGGGTGCGCACTCCGAAAAATTTATCTTCTGCGGATTGCGGTTCTTCTGCGCCGTCATTAACGGTGTTTTCTGCTTCGCTCATACCTTGACTATACCTCGCGGATCTTCGACCACGGCTTCAACGCTGTCGTCATTGATTAACCGAAATTCCTTTCCATGAACCGAAAAGCGTGTGCCAGAATAGGATCGCATTAGTATCCAATCCCCTTCTTGACAGTACGCCCCGGACGGGAAGCGTTTCGGATCGCTGTAAGCGTCTGCCCCTAATTTCAGGACAAAGCCGACAATCGATCCCACTTCCTCCGCATGCAACGTCTGCACGGCTTTTACGATGCCGCCTTCGGTTGCTTCGTCGGGTTCAGGGAGAGCAATCAGTATCTTGTACCCTTTCGGGTCGGGTAATTGCTGCGCATTGCGAGCGTCTTCGCCAATGGCTTCAAGCTCGTCTTCTACTGTTGCTAATGATTCTCTCATTAGGAATTACCTTGCACTGGAAAGTGGCGTCCAGAGTCGCCTGCACCGCACATGCGGAGTTTTATGCCTTCTCAAGCCGCTCCTGCAGGTCGAGAAGTTCCCGTTCTGCCAGCGCAAGTCCTTCAATGACTCCGCAGCAACGGGCGTATTCGCTGTAATCCTTGCAACCACCCGCACTCAGGTGATCGCTGGTCTCATTCATGATCCGCCGTAGCTGCTGGCGCAGGTACGACAGGGTGTTATCCGGCACGGCCTCGAAACGCTCGACCATGGCATCACTCACCCATCAAATCCTTGGCAATATCAACCCCAAGCTTGGCACCTTCGATTTCATCCTTGGAGGCAATCTTACGGCTCTCCAACTCATCCCTGGAGTTATCGGCTGCGATCTTAGCCCCCAGCTTGGCGCGTTCAATACGCTCCTGAAGGCTCATTTTCTCTCGATCTAGCTGGTCTTTACTTGCCAGCTTCTGCATGTCGAGGTTGATCTTCGCCATTTCCGCCTGCGCCTTGGCTTGAGCCTCTTGCTGCTTGATTTCTAGCTCTTGGCGCTGCATTTGCAGGATCGGATCTTCCGCCTCTTCCTGCTGTTTCTCCATTTCCGCTTCTTTTTGGTCTTTACCGAGCAATTGCGCCGCCGCAGGGGCCACAAGCTGGGATAAACGGTACTCAATGTCGTCAGGTAGCTGTTCTTCAGGCGGCGGCAGCGGTACACCCAGTTCTTTTTCGATTTCGCGGCGATATTGGAACGCCAAATGCTCGGAAATGTGGGCTGACATGGCCCCCTGCATCATTTGCGCGTTCGGACTCTGCTCCAACATGCCCTGAATCTTCGGATCTTCGATCAGCGACATGTGAGTCTGGATATGTGCCTCATGATCTTGATAAATAAAGGCTTTAACCGGCCCGCCGTTGATAATTGCCATGTTTTCGCTGACCGGATCGCTCGGATCGATGACTTCTTCGGACGGGACGATGTCTTCCGCGTCCTGAATGCCCAAAACGTCGAGCATTTGCCGGTGTAGGAGTGGTAAATCGTACATATCGGGCGCTTGTTGGGCTAATTGCAGTGCCGCTTGGTACTGCATGATGCGTTGCGCCATGGTTCCGGCGTTCGGATCGCTGACCGGGATGATATCGACGCGATCATCGAAGTCTTCTTGGGTTACTTCACCGTCTACCAGCTCATACGGGTACTCGGTGGGGCCAAAATCATGCACGATGCCCGACAAAATCCGTAATTCTTTGCGCATCGAGGCGTGCATTCGGGCCTGCACCGCGCTCATCACCTTCATTTGCCGCTCTAAGATGGCTAACGTGGTGCCAACCGGCGCTTCGGCGTTCATATCCGCCACTTTGACATCAGCGGCAGAGGCAAAACGGCGACCTTCTTCGACGATGTCGCCCATCATCTGGTAGAGCACGTTGCTTGGCTCTTTGTAAGGCAGGAACGAGATGTTGTCGCGGATGCTGCCACCCGGCACATCCACGTCGCGGAACTCGCCGGGCATAATCGGGGTGTCATCGCCCTTAATTCGCAGTCCCCGCGCCTTCAGTCCACCGGGGAGATTGCTCAAGGTGCCGGCATCGACAAGCTGTCGCAGCAGTGACGTGGCCGATTTCGCCAGACCGCCAATCAT